GATCTTCTGCATGATGGCGTCGAACTGCTGCACCTGGGCGGCGTCCTGCAGGATCATCATGCTGTGCGGGTCGGGCGGCATGCCCACCTGGGCCGCTTGCATGGCCGATTGCTGGGCCTGCATCAGCTGGGCTTCCGTGCCGTCCCAGGTCTGCGCGATCAGCTTGGGTTTGACCTTGGCCTGCATCTTCGGGTTGTTGGGATAAAGCTCCGCCGTGCGCTGCAGGACGTGGCGGATACAGATGTTGGCGACATAACGATCATCACGTTTGCCGATTTCCTTGCTCAGATCCGGCCACTGGCGCCCCTCACAGAACTCCATGTTTTCGCGCATGCGCTTGAACTGGGCACGCCAGTGCCGCTTGGCGCGCTTGACGCGGTCCTGCCAGCGGGTGACCAGCTTGCGCCTTGCGTCGTCCGGCGTGGGCCGGTCCCGTGGGACCATGGTGGTCTGCGCCGTGCCGGGGACCTGGGACAAGGTCGGATCTGGTCCCGGCGACGGCATGGTTGGTCCCATGCCCATGCCAGGGTCCATCATCCCAGGTGGTCCCATTATGCCACTCATGAGGTCAAGCCAGCGGTCGCCGGTAGCTGCGGAGTTACCGGCGCCGGCGCGTAAGGGACCCCGCCTGGCGCCGGGGGCGGCAGTGGCTGACGCGGCTGAGCCTGGCGGTTCTGGATCGCATTTTGGATCGCGTCCGCGTCAGCGCCCTGATTGTCTAGGATCTCAACCTGACGCTTACCCCACTGGCCGGTTGACCCCGCGTCAAACTGATCGCTCAACTGATCAACCTGGTCTCCCAGAGCGTGCCATTGATCGAACAGTTTTTTCCGATCGGGCGAGCCAGCCGGCAGACTATCCAGTTTTTTACTGATCTCATCGATCTGTTTGAACAGCTGATCTTTTCGCGCGAACAGCTGTTCATCCGCCAGATCGCGATCACTCTGCGGCGGGGCCGCTGGCTGACCGACAACGTCTGGGTTCTGCAAGAACTGCGGGCTATCCATCATCGTGTCAGGCGGCACGCGAGAGCCAAGGGCACCTTGGGCGACAACATACTGCTGCATCGGGTTGACCGCCGGCTGCGGCGGTCCCTGCGTCCCGGCCATCCGGGCACGGACGTAGTCCTGCATATCCTGTTGATCAGGCATTACCAAAACCTCCCGCCGCCAAACAGGACCAGCAGCAACAGGATCAGCACGATGAGACCGATGCCGCCGAACGCCTGGCCCCCGTAATGGCCTGCCTGATAGCCGTAGTATCCGCCGCCGAAGCCGCCGAACAACACCAGCAGGACCAGGACGACGATGATCAGGTTCACCGGATTGGTGCCCCGAAGACGCCCCAGCCCAACAGACCGATCAAGATAAAAAAGAGCAGGCTGAACGGCCCGAAGCTGACCAAGGTCTGTTGATTACGCCAGTACCAGCCACCACCGAACACTATTGCGATGACGTATATGATCCAAAACCATATCGCTGCACTCATCACCAACCTCCCCCGGCATAGCCGAGTTTCACGCTGCGTTCGGCCTGGTCCCGCTGCAGCTTGAGCCAGCCATAGGTGTGTTCCAGGGGTTTGCTGTCGTCTTCCTTGCGCTGGGCCCCCGCCGGAACCTGCAGCGTGAGGCCCAGGCCGATATAGGCAAGCGTATCTACGAAGTCGTCGTGCGCGTCGTAGGGGAACTTCAGCATCTGGTCCCGGGCCGCGGGCCACCAGGGGGCGCGTTCGGGAAATCTGACGCGGTTCATGCTGAGACGCCCCTGAATGGACTGCGCGCGGGTCTGTTTATCAGCGATCGGCTGCATCTCGATCACCGAACAGAACGTGTGCGTCTCCAGCATCCGTTTCCGGAGGAACGGCCCGATCGATTTAGAAATGTGACTGCGCTCCGCCCACCAAAACAAGGGCTTATGCAGCTTCATCATGCGCAGCATGCTCTCGACCGTCTGCTCCGCAGTCATCTGCCGCCACACCAGGTCAGGCAGGACCCAGATGGTGTCGTCCTTGTCGACGCCGATGACCAGGAGACAGGTCTTGTCGGAGCCTTGTTTCAGCGCCACCGCATGGTCCGAGGCGGCATAACAACGCAAGTTGGAGGGCAGGTCGTTGGGCTTGTAGGTGTGCAGCCAGTCGACGCTGAAGAACGTGCCGCCAGCGGGGCTGGGACGGCCCTGGTAGAGCGCGCTGAACCCGCGGTGGTCCCGCCGCTGCAGTGACTTGAGATAGGTCTTGCCGAACCGGCCGGGCCACAACGGCTCGTCCACCTGGCGATGGAGAGGGTCCTTGCCGTCGTCAAAGGCGAGGGCCGGTAGATCGATGATATGCCACTCGGCAGCCTCTTCGGGATCGTAATAAGAATTATGCGGGTCGGTGAGACGCCCGATCAGATCGTCCTGGTGCCAGCGGGTCTGAATGAGCAGGATCTTGCCGCTCTCGTCCATGAGGCGAGTAGCGATGACCTGGGAGAACCAAGTCCAGAGGGTGTCGCGGATGGTCGGGCTGTCCGCCTCCATGCGGTCCTTGATCGGATCATCGATGCACAGAAGATCGCCGCCGCGGCCGGTGGTGGTCCCGCCGCGCCCCACGAAGGCGATGATGCCGCCCTTGGTGGTTTCTAAGCGGTCGGAGGCTTTGCTGTCGTCCTTGAGGACGGTGTTGGGGAACACCTGAGCGTAGGGCGGGCTGAGCATAATATCGCGCACCGCGCGGCCAATGTCCTGCGAGAACTTCTCGTTGTAGGTGCCGAAAATGGTCGATAAATGCGGGAAAAGCCCGGCGAACCAGGCGATGAACATCTTGGACGCCAGCTGGGTTTTGCCGTGCCGCGGGGGCAGGTTGATAATCAGCCGCCGCATCCGGCCGGCGGCGAGTTCTTCGAGGGCAGCGCAGATCACTTCGTGGAAGCGTTGGACTTCGTAACGCGAGTGATCGGGATCATCGGGGTATCTGGGCGAGGGCATCATCAGACGCGTGAAGGTCAGCATGGACGCTTCCGCGTCCATGATGGCGATCAGGCGCTTCAGGACCAGTTCGTAGCGGATGATGTCAGGCGACACGGGCTTGACGCTCAGACAATCACATCGTTCGACGGCGGAGCTTCAGTCGAACCCATCGCATTGGTCGCCGTCACCACACAGGAAATGTTACGCCCAGTGTCATCTGGCAGGGGCGTATAAGTCGGACCGGTAGCGCCGTTGGCGACACCGTCCGTGCGCCAGGCATATGAATATTCAGTTGGCACGCCCTCCCAATTACCCATTGTGCAGGTCAGTGTGGCGCCTTCCTGAGCGACATAGGGCACGTCGACATTCACCGGGGCTTCGGTCGGCAGCGGATCGAGCGTCACCCCCGCCGGGATCAGCGAGATCGCATCACCGGGGTAAGTGCCATCGGAGATTGTCCCCACCCAGAGCCGCGGCGGGGCGCCTTCCGGCGGCGCCACCTCGATGTAGAGTTCGCCGGCGGTAAGGCTGCCGTGAGCGGGCGGCGCAAAACCGATGCGGTAGGTCCCCATCAACGTGACAGTCCCGGGATCGATAGCCATTTGAGGCTCCCTTTCAGCATGCTCGCTCGCTTCGCTCGCTCGCATGGATCGTTTCACTCAGGTGTAGATCGGTGGGGTGCCGCCGGCCGCGATCCAGTCGCGGTAGCGTTGTTTCTGCACCCGCAAGACGCCGACGCCGATCGGCTGCGGCGGCGCTACGAGCGGTGTCGGTACCGGTGCCGGTGCGTCGCTGACGGTTGGTTCGGCTTCTTCAGGTTTTGCTTTGACCTTTGCCATCAGCCGGCCTCCCTTGGGAACGGCGTAACCTGCCGCTCGTCATCCCGAGGGCTTTGCAGCTGCTGCTGGATGAGCGGCAGCAACGCAGCCATCGCGCGCATGCCGTGATCCATCAGCATCAGGGCTTGGTTCCACTGCTGCGCCTCCAGCTCCACGATGAGGCGGTCAGTTGGGTTGAGCGGAGTCATGCTTAAGTTCCTTCCAGATCTGTTTGACGGCGTTGACCAGCGCCGCGACGATCGGATCGAGCGTGGTCGCCAGGGTCGGGTCATGGCTGTCGACGCCGCCGCTGCCGTCAGGCAGTTCGATGCCGAGGACGCTGACCGCTTCGGGGATGACGTTGCGCAGCTCCTGCGCGATGAACCCGAGTTCGGTCTTCGGCGGCAGTCCGAGTTTGGAGAGGCGGGTGAAACTCACCGGACGCAGCTGAAGGATCTCGGCCAGGCCCGCTTCGGCGTCGACGATGTTTTCCTTGCCCCGGATGTCCGAGTTATTCTGATAGGGTCCGACACCCCCGACCGGGCCGACGTTGTTGTAGGAAACACCGTCGGTGCTGCGGAAAAACCAGAACAACCCTCCGGGGGTCATCCAGCCCAGATTGCCATTGCTGGAGTTCCAGTCCCAATACCAGCTGGATGCCATCTGCATGACACGGCCACTGCCGCCGGCGTATAGGCCCATGCCGCTGTTCAGTGCGTAGACGCCGGCTTGGGCGACAACGGCGTTGGCGGCGTTGACGTTCGAGCCGGCGTCCAGATCAGCGTGCGTGCGGATTGTGCCCGCGTTGTCGCAATAAAACAGCGTCAGACCATCATAACGTTGCCACGCCAGATTACCGCTGCTGTTGTTAAAATAAAACGCCCAGTTGGTGAAGTTTAGAGCAAAGTTGCCACCGCCGGCACTCAAGGTGATCTGGTTGCCGTTGGTGCTCAGAGTGCCAGTAACCACCAGGTTGCTGGACCCATCCAGATAGGCAAG